AAACACTTGGTCTATCAAATGCAACCATTTACTGGAAAAATATTGCACCAAAACCAAGTTCATCACAATATGCACTAGAAAGAAGTTCAAAGAATGATCAGGTCCATATAGTTGTTGTTGATGATTCTGGAAAAATTACTGGAAGTGCTTCAAATGTAATTGAAAAATATACCTTCTTATCAAAAGCATCTGACGCAAAGATAAGTCCATCTCAAGCAATTTACTATAAAGATTATATTTCAAAAAATTCTGAGAACTTATATGTTGGTGCAGCAAGAGCAAATATTGCTTCAGGTCTAATTCCAAGTTCAGGCAATGCTAGAGCATATACTCTAGAAACTGGTTCTTGGGGTTCTGCTGCACAATCAATTAAATTTAGTGTTCAGGGAAATAAATCATACACACTAACTGCAGGTTCTGATTATTCCAACTCTGGTGGAATGGCAGCAACTCTTGCAAATATTGTTTCTGCATACAAAAAGTTTGAAAATCCTGCAGAATATACTTTGGATTTCCTAATTCAAGGTCCTTCTGGTGGGGCAACAATTTATGAATCTCAAGCAAAAGCAAGTGCTTTGATTGCAATTGCCGAGGAAAGAAAAGATTGTATTGCATGTATTTCTCCCCATAAAGATGATGTAGTTAATCAACCAAATTCAACTACACAAACGAATAAAATTATTGAATTCTTTGAACCTCTGGCATCTAGTTCATACGCTGTTTTTGATACTGGATTTAAATATACATTAGATAGATTCAATAATAAGTTCTTATATCTACCAACAAATGCAGATATTGCTGGTTTAATGGCAAGAACTTCTAGTGAGCAGTATGCATGGTTCTCCCCAGCAGGATCTGTGAGAGGAGCACTTAACAACGCAATCAAACTTGCTTATAATCCATCACAAACACAAAGAGATCTTCTATATTCCAAGAGAGTTAATCCAGTTATTGCTTCTCCTGGTGCTGGTATTATCTTGTTTGGTGATAAAACTGCTCTCGGTTATCCATCAGCATTTGATAGAATTAACGTTCGTCGTTTATTCCTAACCCTAGAAAAAGCAGTTGAAAGAGCAGCAAGATCGCAACTATTTGAATTCAATGACCTCATCACAAGGACAAACTTTATAAACATTGTCGAACCTTATTTACGTGATGTAAAAGCAAAGAGAGGAGTTTCTGAATTTATTGTTGTTTGTGATGAATCAAACAATACTCCAGATGTAATTGATTCAAATCAATTCAAGGCAGATATCTTCATAAAGCCTGCAAGATCAATTAATTATATTGGTCTGACATTTGTTGCCACCCGCACTGGCGTAAGCTTCTCCGAAGTAGTCGGAACTGTTTAATTTAATAGAGGTAACTAAAAATGGCAAACAATTTACCAAACTACACAGAAAGAACTTTATCCAGTTTTAAAGGAAAGCTAATCGGAGGAGGAGCAAGACCTAATCTATTTGAATGTGTAATTAAATTTCCAGGCGGTCTAGGAATTCTTGAAGATGATGATTATAGATTTATGATTAAAGCAGCAAGTCTTCCTGCATCAAATATTAATGTAATTGATATTCCATTTAGAGGAAGAAACTTAAAGATTGCTGGTGATAGAACATTTGATCCATGGTCAATCACAGTAATTAATGATACAAACTTTAAGATTAGAGATGCATTTGAGAAGTGGATGAACTTTATGAATAGACACGATGACAATGCTGGTGTTATTACACCAAATGCATATCAAACCGAAATGGTTGTTCATCAATTGGGAAGAGGAATTACTGGTCAATCTTCAGATGCTGGGGCAATTCCAAATACAGAATCACAGATTCCTATTTTGAAATCATACAAATTCTACGGAACTTTCCCAACATCAGTTAGTGCGATTGAATTATCCTACGATAATGCAGATGCTATTGAAGAATTCAGTGTAGATTTACAAGTTCAATGGTATGATTCTCTTGGAAGTGACCAAAAGAGTATTTTAGGCACGAAGGAAGACGTATAAATACTAGAAACGTCTATTTTTGAAATATGCCTAAATTATTTGGTTACAAGTTTGAAGATAAGGGGAGAGAAAATTCAGAAAAAATTCTTTCCCCTGTTCCTCAAAATGACGAAGATAAGTCAGATTATTATATCTCTAGTGGGTTTTATGGCCAGTATGTAGATATTGAAGGTGTATACAAAAATGAACAAGATTTAGTAAGAAGATACAGAGAAATGGCACTTCACCCTGAGTGTGATAGTGCTATTGAAGATATTGTAGACGAGGCAATTGTTTCGGATTTGAATGATTCTCCAGTAGAGATAGAACTTTCAAATCTTCCTGCTTCAGACAAATTAAAAGAAGCAATTAGAAACGAGTTTAAGTACATCAAAGAAATCATGGACTTTGATAAAAAAGCCCATGAAATTTTTAGGAATTGGTATATTGATGGAAGATTATATTACCACAAAGTTATTGATGTAACCAAACCAGCAGATGGTATTAAAGAAGTAAGATACATTGACCCATTAAAGATTCGTTATATCAGAAAATTAAAAAATGATAAGCAGACTTTAACTGGAACTCTCAATACTATTATCAATAAGGATAATACAATTGATTTTACCAATCCAGAGATGGAAGAGTATTACATTTATAATCCAAATGCAGCATTGCAAACTGGTGGTAGTCAGACATCAAACAGTTATAAGAATGATGCTAGAATGGTTAGATTGTCTAAAGATTCTGTCACTTACATTACTTCTGGATTAGTAGATAGGAATAGGCAAACAGTATTATCATATCTACATAAAGCAATTAAGGCACTTAATCAACTTAGAATGATTGAAGATAGTCTTGTGATTTATAGACTATCTCGTGCTCCAGAACGTCGTATTTTTTACATTGATGTTGGCAATCTTCCAAAGATTAAAGCAGAACAATATCTTCGTGATGTAATGAATCGTTATAGAAACAAATTAGTCTATAACGCAGACACTGGAGAGATTCGTGATGATAGAAAATATATGGCAATGCTTGAAGATTTCTGGTTGCCACGTAGAGAAGGAGGAAGAGGAACAGAAATTACCACTCTTCCTGGTGGGCAAAATCTTGGGGAATTGGCAGATATTGAGTATTTCCAAAAGAAATTATTCCGTTCATTGAATGTTCCAGAAACTAGAACAAATTCTAGTAGTGGTTTTAGTCTTGGTCGTTCTTCAGAAATCCTAAGAGATGAAGTAAGATTTACAAAGTTTGTGGGGAGACTAAGAAAAAGATTTTCTAATTTATTTAATGACATTCTAAAAACACAACTTATTCTTAAGAATATTGTAACTCCAGAAGACTGGAATGTTCTTTCAGATCACATTCAGTATGATTTTCTTTATGATAATCATTTTGCTGAATTAAAAGAATCTGAATTGATGAATGACAAACTTGCTGTGGTTGCTGCGATGGAACCATATCTTGGTAGGTATTTTTCAGTTCAGTATGTAAGAACAAAGATCCTGAAGCAAACTGATGGAGATATTATTGATATTGATAAGCAAATTAAAAAAGAAATAGAAAAGGGAATTTTACCAGATCCAAATGCAATGCCCCCAGAGGCAATGCCTCAAGATGGGCAACAGATTCCTCAACAAACAGAACCACAATCTAATGCTTCAATGGGATCTCCAGTAATGGAACCAGAAGCAGGACAAATATAAATAATTTTAAATTAACATTTAAAGACTATGAGTGACTTAATTAGTAAAATCGCAACAGGTGAATCTCCCATGGAAGTTAGTGACGAAATCAAACAAATGCTAATGCAAAAAGCATTGGAGAGAATCGAAACCGTTAGACCCCATGTTGTTTCGGACATGTTTGATTTAGAAGACAACACAGAAGAAGAGTGAGTCATAAAAATGAAATCATACAGACAATTTATTTCAGAATCAGTTAATATTGCTGGTGATTTCAATGGAAATCTATACATCAACGGTTCTGAAAATCAATCAGAACCAGTTGGTGAATCTTTTGTTGCCGATGTAATTTGGGAAGGAAAATTATATCGTCTTGAAGTAGAAGGTAAAATGATGTCAAAAAATGAACTTGCAGAAAATCTTCAAGGAGATTATCCAGGAGCAATCGTTCATAACATCTATCCACAAACAACAAGTTCTTTAAAAATTAAGAGTTCGCAAAGATATCAACCAGAAAGACTAACTTGGACTGATTAGTAATGGCACAGTGGAATAAGAATACACAAGATTATCTAAATCAAGAGAGAAGTCTCTTTGAGGTCTTTAATATTGCAGATCACTGGGGAAACCAGACGGACTGGAGACCTCAATTTACCAACAATGACAGATTAAAAATATCTCCATATCAAACAGTGTTTTTTAACACCTTCCAGTATGGTAAAGAGACTGATGTATGGGATGAAAGAATAGTTGGAGTAGGAACTGCAGCTCACAATACAGCATCTAGTAATGTGATAATGCAAGTTGGATCGACTGCAGGAAGTAAAGTTATTAGACAAACCAAGAATGTGATGAGATACATTCCTGGTAGGGGTGCAACTCTAGCATTTGCAATTCGTCTTACTACACCACAGGTAGGTATTCGCAGAAGATTTGGATTGTTTGATGAATATAATGGTGCATACTTTGAGGATGACGGAGGAACATACTCTTATGTTATTCGTAGTAGTGTAACTGGAATTGTTTCAGAAACTAGAGTGTATAGGGATGATTGGAATGGTGAAAAGTTTGATGGTAATGGATATACAGGAGTTGTTGCAGATCCAACAAAACAACAAATGATCTCTATCAATTATGAATGGTATGGTGCTGGAATTGTAGAATTTGCTTGGTTGATAAAGAACGAAACTATCCCAAGTCATACTTTTGAGAACTCAAATACTAATACTGGAGTTTGGTGCTCTACTCCATTCTTACCAATTAGACTTGAGATTGAAAATGTAACTGGTGTTGCAGGAAATCATTACCTATACCAGGGTTCTAATTCTCTTATTCAGGAAGGAGAACCAGAGAAACTTGGAACTCTTTTGAGTATATCCAATCCCATCACAGGGACAACGATGCCATCTTCAGATACATTCTATCCAATTATAAGTATTCGTTTGAAGTCCAATAATCTAACTGGTGTAATGCTTTTAAGGTCACTACAAGCAGCAACCAATGATAATACAAACATTTATTGGAAACTTCATCAGCATGCAACATTGACTGGAGGAACTTGGGTAGATCATCCCGATCCAAACTCTTTTATGCAGTATAATATTACTCAAACTGCAGTATCTGGTGGAAGTGATCTTTTGAGTGGTTTTGTCGTTGCAGGTACTTCTTCATTAATTGATCTTGATGTTAGAGCAGCACTTCAGTTAGGTAGAAGTGGTATTGGAACAATCAGTGATACTTATACTCTTGCTTGTGCAAGTCCTAATACTAACAAAAAAGCACTTGCAGCATTGAACTGGATTGAACAGAGGTAATTATTAAAATAATAAATAACTAATAAGGTCTTTATTATACAAATGCAAAGAACTAAAATAATTACAACTGAGATTGCAATGCCAACTACTGCTGGTACTGCATCAAGTATTAGTGAAGCTACCTGCGTAAGACTATATAACGGTTCTGGTGC